TGACCGTTACTTGCGATGAACGTGTTGTTTGATTCTTCACCGTAATCAACGGTTGTGATGTCAACCCCCGCGGGGAGTAGTCCGTCCATGTGCCAACCCTCCTTTTAAGCCCTCGACAGTACAATAAAGCGTTGCCCGTGTGCTACGCGCAACATAACGACTTTATCACCCTGTGCGAGTGCCTTATGATAAATAACGGCGGTCTGCTGTGTACCGCCGTTTATCGAAATATTTACTTCTTCGTTCCACGCCTTGACCGCTTGCGTTAAGATAAGCGTGTCACCCTCTAACGGGGGCAACTGCACGTCAATACTGATCTTTAACGGGCTTGCGCTAACGACCGTTCCCGCGGTAAATTCGGCGGGCTTCTGTGCGTCGTAGTTCTCTTGTATAACGCGTTGTATGCTTTCCAATATATCCATAATATCAATATACCTTTACTTCTAATGACATTAAATGACTTTCGCCCTGTAATGTATGAGTAACTTTATCGCAGATAAATTTCTGCGGTAATCCTGCCAAGCTGATATTGATGTCAGAAATCATAACGGGCACTATCCACCCCGCACGCAAGGGCGTATATCCGACAACCTTTGATAATTTGAGCGTTTCCCATACCTTGTTATAGTACGCAAGGTAAACGAGGGCGGTTTGCTCAATCTGCGCCCGGTTCATGTTTTTATCAACGGTCTTGTAAAGCTGTAACACGCCCCACTTGTTTATGGTGTCGCTATCCTGTGCAACGTATGTATCAGCCCTGCCCGTTGTTTCATTCGGTCTGACAAGCTTCACGCGGTTATACGTGTTGCTGTCTATACTTTGCGTGTAGCTATATTGCGATAACAACGACGCGTCACCTATCACGGCACTCCATGTGAGGTCGTTCGCTTCTTTAAGCGTCAGCTTGCCGAGATCGTCATAAAAGACGTATATTTTGCCCGTCTGCCTTATCGTTTCGGTCAGCGCGTCAAAGATGATGTCAAGACACGATTCGTTATCTTTGATAAGCGAGGGGAATTTATACCCCGTTTCCACAAGGTCGCCAACTGTGAGTTTGAAGTCGCTTGCGATCTGCTTAATTATGGTTGTCAAGCTGACCGCTTTAAACGCGTATGACGCTTTCGCTTTCAAGTAACGGAGTTGGTCGTAACAAGTGTATGTCAAGGAGTGGGCTTGTGTCTTTTCTGCCTTAAACACGTAACCCGAAAAAAGCCCCACCCCGTCAACTTCGCAATAAACCTTTGAACCCTGCGGGATCTCGATTGTATCAGCAACGATTGTAAACGACATTTTGCCCGCCGCGTCGTAACGCTGTGTTGTTGTCGTTACCTTGCTACAGCAGGGGGCGAAATCTTTGACCGTATTCGCGTTTATTTGGGCTTTTAGTGACAAATTCAAGGTATCACCCCTTTACTTGTAAATCGGCTTGTTTAATCCACCCTAACGGGCTTTTATCGCCTATCAAAATAGGATATGCGCGCCCCTCAACGATCCTTTTAACCTTTGTTTTGAGGTTGTTCGCCGTTCCGTAGGGCTTCGCTCCGTAGCTGTCGTAATAATACTTCCCATTTGCTACCACTGTAGCCCCGACAGCTATAACGGGTTCGGTTTTGCGTTGCTTCTTCTTCTTTGCTTTGGGCTTCGCTTCGTCGGTTGTAACGTCAAGAACGATCGGGCTATAATCGCGCCATTCCTTAAACTCTATCGTATAATCGACGTCGTTAGGAGTACCGCCCACGTCAGCGGGGCTAAACGTGGTTATTACGACGTTTAAAACGCTATCCCCGCCCGTTTTGCGCCTTACGGTGAGGGTACATACCTCTTTAGATTCCATCGCCTCATTTAAGGCGTTTACGAAATCCTGCGGGGTCTGCGCCGCGCCCGTATATGCGCTCATTTCCTGCGGAAAATATGAAGTCCACTTGATAACCCGCAAATTCGGCATTTTGGGGCTTGTGATCTGTCCGAGTCCGATGATGTCGAACGTGTCTTGCGGGGCTGTGCGGGCAAGTTCCAACTTTGCGGGGTTTATCGGGAATTGATAAAGCCCCGATTTCATTGTCAGCCATATTTTAGTTGTTGTTTCAACGTATTGCATGGTTTAACCCCCTTAATGTGCTATGGCGGTACGTTCTGCGCGCTGTTCTGCGATCACTTGTGCAACCGCCGCCGCGATCTCGTCAGCAGATAAGGACGCGCCACCCTCAACCGAAACGGATATATTCGGCGCGAGGGTTTCAAGGTTTACATTTGTCATGTAACGCCCCTCGGCTATATCCCGGAACATCTTTAAATCCTCGTCAGCAAGTTTGACCTCGCCTTTGATCTTGACGCCATCTTTTACCGTGTTTTCGATTTCCTCAACGGGGTTTTTACCGCCGTAATACTCGGCGTACCAAGCCGCCTTGTCTGCTACTCTCTGTTCTTCGGCTTTTTTCGCCGCGAACGGGTCGCGAGTATAATATTCAGCATACCAAGCCGCCTTGTCTGCAACGCGCATAGCTTCTTCAATAGCGTTTACATGGTCTTTCGGTGTGTAATATTCAGCATACCACGCCGCCTTGTCTGCCGCTTTCAGCTTGTTTATCTCGTCTTTAACGCCTTGCTTTTGCGCTATACCGTAGCGTTTATACAGCAACTCCATAGACCAATCAGCCGCACCCTCCGGCAGAAAAGCGTCGCCGTAAAGATAACCCGCCTTGTAAAGTCCGTTTCCGTCTTGCTCGAAAAATTCTTTCGCTTTCGGGTCAATTCCGATTCCTGCGTCGTATTTTCCCTCGGCTTCTGCGGTTTTTGCAACGACTACACCGAGCGCGCCCAATATAGCCGAGATTTTTACAAGCGGGGCAAGTGCGCCCTCCCAAGCCGTGCCAACCTCGGCGGCAACGGCAAGGTTCAGAACCTTAAACGATACAACAGCCCCCGCCGCAAATTCAATAGTTGTAATGATAGTATCCCAATTTTCAGCGATACCCGCAAGCGCGTTACCGCCAACAACAGCCAAGTCGGAAAGTGCGTCGGTGATCTTATCTATTTTCCGTTGTAATTCTTCTTCGTTGATTGCGTCAATCCACCTTGAAAACGTATCTTCCATCGACGTTGTGATTTGATTCTTTGCGGTCGTCATAATGTCGCTAAACGTGCGAGGGAGCGTTTCAAACTGTGCGTTGATGTCGTCCGTAGCCCCAAGCATAGCCTCGCGAATTATATCGCTTGTTATCTGACCCTCGGCGGCTAAATCGCGCATTTCGCCGACAGTAACGCCCATATAGTTGGCGATATTCTTTATGATGTTGGGTGCGCCCGACATTACGGCGTTAAATTCCTGACCGCGGAGCAAACCACCCGCCAACGCCTGTGATAACTGTAAAATAACGCTTGATTGTTCTTGCGCGCTTGCCCCGGCGATCTTGAATGACTTATTGAGGTTTTCGGCAAACTTGACGATTTCGGTATTACTCTTGAACGTGTCACCCGTGTTCATACCGATTCGTGCTACAAGTTGGGCGGTATCCATGTATGACGAACGCGTGCGCTGTGCGCTGTTGTAAATCGCGCTTTGTAACTGTTCCGTTGTCATAAAACCGTCGTTGATAAGGTTCAATTTTGCCGTAATCTGCGCCATTTCGTCAGCGGTTTCGATGAAGTCTTTTGTCAGCTTCGCAACGCCAATAGCGCCCGCGATCTTGCTAACGGTCTTTACAAGTGATCCCGCCGCCTGTTCAGATCGGTTTACTTCTTCTGTGTAATTCTTTTGACTTTTTTCCGCGTCTTTTACGGCGCGCCCTGTTTCGCTTGCGCCGTTTGCTAAACGGTCTTGCGCCTGTGCCGCTTGCTCTGTTTCGCCCACCATGTCCGCGAGTTCATCGCGTGACGCGTTAAGGCTCTGCTGTAGCCCGTCCATGAAGCCGCTTGTAAAATCGTTTAAAGCGTCTTGAAACGCCTTAGCCGTGTCAATGGACGCGTTAGCCGCCGCGTCAAAATTCTTGAAAGTGCCGCTAAATTTATCAGCGAGATATAATTCTTCTCTAATTGCGGGCATACTAACGCGCCTCCTTGTTATTTCTTCTTGATCTTTTCGAGTTCTTTGCTATGTTTCTTCAGTATTTCGTATATTATCAGCTTTTCCCTTTTTGAAAGATTGACAACCTCATGAGGAAAACGCCCGTGTTCCGTCAACATATATTGACATAGAACCGCGTCAAGCGTTCCCTCGTTTACGAGTTTTTTGCTTCTTCCTCTAATTCTGCGTCGCTTTCATCGTCAAACCCGTTTAGCTTGCTGATTGCGCGCGATAACTTGTTAAATTCGCCCGCGCGAAGCATACGCCCCGGTACTTCGAGGGGGTCAAGTGTCTTGTAAAAATCGCAAAGTTCCGTATCGCGAAAATTAGGGGAAACCACGCAAGCAAGCATAAGTTCGCGTGAGTAACGCGCGGGATCTAACTCCCTGCCGTTCTTTGTGGGTTTCATGGACGCTTGACGGATTGCGTCGTTTTCAGCTTCTGTGATTGTTTTGATAATAAACGGGGATTTGAAACGAGGGATAATAACCTCGCGTGTTTCTTCGGTCGATTCAACCATGAAATCTTTTAGATTGCTCATTTTGTGTTATCCTCCTATTGATAAAAAGTAACGCGCATTAAAAGCCCTGTAGGGGGAAACGCCGCGCAAAGTTTCTTTTGATCTTCGGTTGTTTAACCAAGCGTTGCGGGGTCGGTAAACTCTTCGAGGTACTTGAAATCTCTGTAGGAAAATCCTACTTCCTCTTCGAGTGCGTCCGCGTCAACGTCTAACAAACAAATCGGGATCCTGTCGAGCGTGCAACCGTAAAGGGCTACGCGCTGTTTTCCAACGTCCGCTGTGGGGTCGTCGTTTTCTACCATCATTTCAAATTCAAGCATGTTGCCGTTGTCGTTGTACTCTTTGGCGATCTGCTGAAAATAAGGCGTGCCGTAATATACGGTAACTGTTCCCGTGTAGGAAACACCCGTTACGCGCTTCTGTACCTTGTTTGTTCCGACAACCTTGAAATCCGACTTCTGAAATTCTGCGTCGGCGTTCACCTTTTTAACATGGAAAAGTTCGTGATTTTCGCCGTTAAGCTTCAAAATCGCCTTGCCCATTTTGCCGTTAATGGCGTCTTTTGATAATAAGTAACTCATGATTCACCCTCCTTTACGCAATTTCCTGCAAGTTGACCGTTGCGTAAACGATCTCCACGCTATCAACGGGCATGATAGACACGTCAACAACGATACTGTCGCTTGTATTGCCGGGCGATACGGTTACGGCATCGGGTGTGAATTTCTGCACGCCGTTGTTAGCCTGCATTTCGGACAAGTAGCCCACGATCCACGCCTTGAAAAGCGCACGCCCTGTTTCGTTGTTGTTCGTCTTGCCGATGTAGTAAAGAGCGAAGTTCTTGTACATATCGTTCTCGAACGTGAAAAGGGTACGAATTACGCGGTTTTTGCTGTATTCCGCGTGCTTCTCTACGGTAAAGCTTGTGAGGGTGTTGATGTCCTTGCAAACCTTTGTATAACCAAACTCGTCAACGAATACGATGTATCCCGCCTTGATTGCCGCTTCTACTTCTGCGTCCGTTTTCTTCGGATAAGCAGAAACCGCGCCGGGGTACTGTGCCGACGTGAGCGATTGATTGTACGGACAAGCCGCCTCCGCGCCACCAAGCCAATAAACAACGCTTGTTGCGCTAATGTTTGTTCCGTCTGCGAGTGTTACGCCGTTAAGTGCGCTGATTGCGTACTCGCTGTTTTGAGTGCTTGCACCGCCCATGACAGCTTGACACTTACGCCCGATGTTCTCCGAAACACGCCTTGCAAATGCAGTATATGCGCTTGCAACGGTCGCATTTGAACCGTCGTAGATAACTACGTCGAACGTATAAGGTTCAATAGCGGTCATGAAGTCCGCGTGATCTGTTGCGCTGATTGTGGGGTCAACGCCTCCCGTTAAAGCTGTACCCGCTGTCGTGGTAATCGTTGTGCCTGTTCCGCTGAAATCAACCCAATCATTATCGACAAGGTTATCAAGATCGTCGATGTACTGACTATCTACAATGTCACCGTCAACAACGGTCACGATGTCGTAATAACCTACGTTGTCGGGATCTGCTGAAATAACGATTGTAATGTCATTTCCACGCGTGCCGATGTACTTTCCCGTAGCTGTGAGCGCGCCAACGATTGCGCTAGCCTTAACGCCACTTGTGCCGAGGGGTCTGTAGATGTATGCAAGCCTCGGCGCAGGTGTTGTGTCGCTACCCTTTGCCATTTCACGCAAAAAGAGCGCGTCGTCCGATAAAAGATTTGCGCCAACAATGGGCGTGGGATCATCGCCGATAACGTAGGGCTGAACAACGCCCGTTGCGCCC